GTCTAGCCCGCCAGGTGTTTCCACCTGACCCCAGGTATAACTCCTGGGGTGTGGAGCCGGGTCCTGATTTCAGTCAGTCCTCGCAGTGTCAGCGCGTGGCGGCTTCCAGACAGCAAGCTGTCTAGGAACCTCCACTCCTCAGGCGCACATTTATCGCGTCTAGGGCTCAGAACAAGAGCCTTAAACGTGTAGGTTTGCCAATGAGGGTTGTATCTCACCGCTCCGAGGCGTTTACATTCCTCGAGGCTAGTGAAAACACAACCGCTGGTGTTCTCATTCTCCAATCCGTAGTGAACGATCCCGGTCTCCTTTAGTTTTCGAAGGATACAGGATCGTACGCGATCACGGCCGGGGCGTCCGCCCCAGGAGTTGAGAACATGATAAAGGCTCATCCTCGGCAATCTCTCCTCACGGAGATACACCGGGGTAACCTCATCACCTGCATACCAATCGGCACCGCAACTTTCACGAAAGGAGCCAAACACAAACGACTTGTCGGAGTTAACCTTCAAACCGCAGTGCTTAAACACCTCGAGCAAAAGCGCGTAGCAAGCCGAAGGCACGATGATATCGTCTCCGTAAACGGAGGTGAGATATCCCGCGTCCGCGACCTGCCGACACGCCTCTGCTAGCGCCCAGAACAACAACGTTTCGAGGGCGAACGTGAAGCCATTACCCATAGTGGAGAACTTTTCGCTTCTACGATACTCCCCGTCAAGGGAGATCTCGTGCGAGCGTAGGTCATCCAAGAGGGTGAACCAACACGATGGCACAAGATACCGCACCAGCTCAATCGAAATCGAGTCTGACGCGGCGCTCATGTCAATCGTCGCCAAGGAGTCAAGGCCGTCACACTTTGATCCAAGCAGCGCGAGCTGCTGGTTCATCGTCTGATCCCCGATATCCTGTAAGCATCGCGTTTTCAGCAAGCCTCGGAGGTACTCATGTACCCCGAGCTGCATACTCACGTTGATGCTTGGTTCAATGGCAATGCTGCGAAGGGTCTTAGCGTCCTTCGGGACGAAAGTGACCCTAGCTCCACGTGCTTCTTCAATCAGCACCGAACTCACGCTACCATCCTCCAATACCTCGCAATATTGCGCGAGCCATTTCGGGCGGCTGGCAAGCAGAGCTAACCCATAAGGGATCGCTCTACGAGTACCAACCGGTGTCGTCGCCACATACTTATATGTCGGCGATACACGATAGCGGTTGTGGGTCCCAATTGCAACTCCACCTCCGGGTCTAGAGAGTTCCTTAATCCGATCCAGCTTCCCCCGGGTAACCAACCCCAGGGTAGTATGGACGAGATTGCGGGCGCGGTTCATTGCGACTCGTACATCGGGACTTAGGCGGTTGGGCCTTTCGGCGTACCACTTGATCCTTTTGTTAGACCTCCTGCAACGCAGTTCAGACTCCTCGAGGGCGCGGCGCGCTGCCGCCTCCCTGTCGATGTCCGTCCTTTGATACGGAACCTTCCGTACCAAGGCGCCAAACTGGCGCCGGGTTGCAAACTCCCGAGAGCCGCTGCAAGGCAGCGACTCTAGTTCTTTGACGTTCGCCAGACCCAGTGAGATCAATCCCGAGCGGAATGCCCGGAGTGATGATCTAGCAAGGGGCCTGGCGGCGTCATCGAGCTCAGGCAGAAAGCTCTCCGCCACCGTCAGTGCATCGACGAGTGGCACTGCAAATGCATTCAGCATATAGCCTCCAGAGTAACATCTAGGGGTTCTGCAGTTATGGCGCTCCAGACTTACCGACTAGGTTTAGGTCGGCAAGGCGCCCTTGCGAAGGGTGTCCGCGAGGACTCCGTCCGCAGTGGCGAGCGCCTGGAGGAGCTCGATTGCCGTATCGATCAAGGTATCAGGTTGCTCAAGAGACCAGCGGAGGCCCACATCGATGATGATGGACCCCTGCTTGTTCGTGCAGCAACCCTCTACGACCTCGTGATCCCCAAGGGAGATCTTGAGCCCAGACCGGGCAACGCCCGGATCTGACTTGGACGACTTGACAGGAGTTACGTAGAAATCGACCACCCTCGGCGTCAGCCTTGTGTGATCGGGCATGGTGAAGCTGCTCTTACCGGAACCGGTAACACCGGCGCTGGACAGAACAACAGAAGCACCACCAGTCAGCGTACCGCCGACGTTTGCTACGGTGAGTGACATTGTCACTTCCTAAGTAGACGGAATACTCTGGCCTTCTGCGCTAACAACAGCGAGACGGCGTCGAGCATCCGTACGGGTGATATCCTGGGATTCCAACCAGGAAGCGAAACACCCATCGGAATACGAGTATACGACTCGATGTCCAATAAGTGCTCTCCCAAGAAGCCAGTCCCCCAGTGGTCGGTGCTGGACCCAGCAGGTCGATGCCACTCAACTGACGCGTCAAGTCGACGCGACAGAGTTGTGCGCACCGATCCGCCGGACCCAGAAACCGAGCCGGGCTGGAGAGGACTAACTGCCTGGAGCCACGTCCCAATAGGGATGAACCAATCGATCACGAAGGAGTATGGTAAAACCTCCCAAGAAGTAACCAACGGGTCCACCCCCCCGCGCGGCACAAAGAATGGACTGCACGTGGCAGACGCCCATCCCCGATATACTCGGGTGATGTTAATCTGCTCGTTCCATGTCACATCCTCGTTTGGCGCAGTTGCCTCCGTTTCTTGACGCGTGTCTGTGAACGTCGTTTCCTGGGTCGAGTGTCCGAATTCACGGATCACCTGACCTCGGCGTATGACATCCAGCAGGTCGCGCATCGAGTAGAGGAGGGGGAGCCAGCCATACCGGTACTCGAGCCAATAC